TATAAACTTACATAAATGCAATGGTTGGAAAAACTATACAATTTGGGTCAATGCGACCCGTCGATTTTGAAAAAATTCGCAAGGACGTTAAAGTCAAGCGTAGTGGTATACCTGATGACGGTTTGGAGCACAACGGCTTCACCAAGTATGACCATGAAGTTAGCTTTGCGAACATACGTGCGACTGCTAATATATGCCGCGTTAAAGATGACGATGCCACTGATGCTGGCGTTGCTAAAGGCTGTGTATTAGCTGGTGTGCCCATCACAGTTCCCAAGAATGATGCCGCCGCCACCACCCACGCCATGAAAAAGAGGTGCGACTATGCACCTCCCTCGGTTAACATGGAGAAGTTTGCTGCCGGAAGCAAGCTTCTCATGGATAAGTTCGAACCTCAGCCTGAGATTCGTGTTGACGAGGTGCTCCTTCAGGAGTATTTTGATACTTGCAGGCCTGCGAAGGCTGCTAGGCTTTTGGAGGTGTGGGAGGCTGGTGAGATGAAGTTTGATGGGGGTTCTAAACATGTGTTCGCGAAGCAAGAAGTCTTGCTCAAAAATCACCAAGCTCAACCCAGGGTAGTGTACCAAGGAACAGATATGTACAATGCCGTTACTGGGGTCGTGGTCATGGAGTTGACCAGACGCATGAAATCGATCTTCTGTAGGGAGAATCCCAGAAACACAGGCAATGTCGTGATCTTTGCCTGTGGTGTGAGCGGGGAGGACATGGGAGATATCGTTGGAAATGCTGAGGGAGTAATGATTGAGTCGGACTTTAAGAATAACGACGGGTCTCAAAGTAAAGCAATGCGCAAGTACGAGGCAATGTTTTACATGAAGCTAGGGGCACCTCTGTGGTTTGTAAAGGAGTTCACAAAGAATACGTCCGTCCGCGTTTGGACGCGGTACGGTATTGAAGCAACGGTTGTGGGGCAGCGCTGGTCGGGCGAGAGCACCACCACAACCGGTAATTCGTATGTGGGCATGGCACTCATGCTCCAGTCCATGAAAGAGGCTGGAGTGGAGAAGTCGTACAACATCCACGGGGGCGATGACTATCTGGGGATTGTGGTTGGAGACGTTAGCAACGTCAAGGTGAAGATTGAGGAAGTCGTGTCGTCCGCGGGCATGACTGCTGAGGTCTCCATCCCACAGTCCAGAGATCATGGCACGTTTTACAGAAAACGCTATGTTCGGTCAGTGAATGGTTGTCGCCCAGTACCGCAATTTGGCCGAGTCTTGGCAAAGTTGAACTTGAGAGCGAATCAGAATTCTCAAGTCAACGATAGGGATTACATGGCGGGCAAGTATATGTCTGCCGCGTATGAACATAGATTCGTGCCTCTCATTAGGGACCTGCTGCTTGAAAAAGCTTCGACAATGAGCAACACTCCTTGGTTCGACTGCCGTGCCACGAAATTGGCTGAAATGGGCGGACCGGAAGCCATACGTCGACGCGTGGAGCAATCATCTGTCGTGGATCTCGATTCGTTTTCTGGATTCTTGGGTAATGTCTATGGCATAACGTTTGATGAACTTTATGACTCGTATTCTAGGGTAGCCACCTCGTGTGTTGACTACCTAGACGGGTATACGTTCGTTGATAAGAAGACCGTAAAGACCAAGAAAGGATACCGTCCCGCCCAGCTCGCGGGCATCACGATAGATGCGCTTGTCGCCGCCGATGTTTAAATAGCAGCAAGCCTTTGACC